CGGTCGAGCAGGCCGGTCAGATACGGAACGTCGATGGGCTGGCCCGGCTTGTAGGACGGGTCGAACTTGGTCAACTGGGCGATGATGTCGGCGCCGGTGACTGCCTTCGGCTTGCCGGTCTTCCTGTCGATGGAGTCGCTGTGGTAGAGGACCGCCCCGTTCGCGCCGAAAGAGCCCTCGCCGATGGTGCCGGGCTTGCCGACGAGAGGGTCCTGCGCTCCGGTGTAGGGCGTGAGAAGCGCCAGCAACTTCATGCTGACCTCGGGGTCGCTCGGGTCGAAGGACGTCAGGTCCTGCCCGGCCGAGTCAGTGGACTTGTCGGGGGCCTCGATGGTGTTGACGATCCCGCCGTCGGCATAGCCGGATTGGTTCAGGCGGCGCATGGTGTCCGTCAGGAACGACCCGGCCGCCTCGTACTTCGCCGCCGTCTCGGACTGCTGGTCGTGGTACTTCTTCTCTTTGGCTGCGTCGATGGCTGCCTGAGAGACGTTCTTCGCCGAGCGCATGTACTGCCCGGCGTCTCGCTGCAGGACGCGGTAGAACTCACTGTCCTTCGGGACCTTCTTCGCCCAGCCGAGGTAGAACGACACCATGGCGCCGTCGCTGACCTTCTTCAGGGCGTACTGGGCGGTCATCTTCGACTCATGGATGGTGTAGTCGAGGTTCTCGACGGCGTTCTTGTACGTGTCGTGCAGAGGGTCGTCCACGGAGACGCCGTTCATGCGCTCACGCCAGTGGGCCAGAACGAGGTCGTCGGTGACCTTCTTGCCCTCGAAGGTGCCGCCCTTCTGCCAAGCGTCCATGATGTTGTTGTCGCGGGTCTGCTGGTACTCGCGAGCGATGGCGATAAGGGTCGAGGTCAGGCTCGGCGCCGTTCGGGGGGCGCGGCCGAACCTACCGCTACGAGCCATTCCGCTCGTTCAAGGTTGAACGGGCGATCATCGCCGACCCAACTTCTGCTGGGTCATGATGCGGCCCTTGGCCGTGCCGTTCTGGATCATGCCCTGCATGACCGGTGCGTTGTCAGGCGGCGTGACGAGCGGCGCTCCACTGGCATTGGCGGGCTGCGCCTCGGCCGGGGCTCCGGGGATCGCGGGCGGCATGGCCTGTGTGTCGGGGCTCTGCATGCCAGTGGAGTTCTGCTGTGCGCCGAGGGCCTGCCGCAGAGCGTCCTGACCGGAGGCAACTTGCCCCGCAGCCTGAGCGGAGGCACCGGCCGGTGGCTGCAGGTTGAGCGCCTGAAGGGCCGCCATCAACTGGGCCATGACCTGAACGTCGGCCGGGAAGAGGGTGGCGTCGGTGCGCTCCTCGCGGATGAGGTCCTGCTCCGTCTCGGGATCGTCGATGCCGACGATGTTCATGGCGGTGCGCTGCGACCACAACTTGTTGTTGACGGCGTTGATGGCGCGCTGCATCGTCTCCATGTCGTCACGCGGCGACAGGCTCGGGTCCGTAATCTCCAAGAAGCCACCGCCACGGGCGATGAGGGCCTTGACGTCGGAGTTCTTCTCGGCGTACACGCTCAGGGAGAGTTCCCACACCTTGCGGCGCCACGTGTACAGCAACTTGCGCCGCATGCTGATGCGGCTCTCGTAGTTCGCGATCAAGGCGTTGATGGCCTTCGAGGACGACAGGACCTGCGCCGGGGCGAGGCCCAGCAGGAGGTCGTTCAGGCCGGAGACAGCCGCCTTCAGCCGGTCGATGCGGCCGAGGTACTGCTCCAACTGGAACTGGGCGATGAACGGGGTGATGACCTCGATCCGGTTGCCGGGTCCCGGGGCGATCACGCCTCCGACGACGGGCTTCATGCCGGTCGGCACGCGGGTCGGGGCATCGGGGCCAATCAACTGGAAGGAGTCGCCACGCGTGACGTTGGCGATCATCTGGCTGCCGCGAGTCACGGCCTCCATTTCTTCGCGAAGGAGGGGCTCGATGTCGTACAGGTCGGGGCGTCCGCCGGGCATGCCGGGGACGAACGTGTTGAACAGCGGGACGTACGGGAGCGTGCCCTTGTACTCGGGATACTCGGTGGGCTGGCGGATGATGACGTTCCCGGCGACGACGTAGTTCATCGTCTTCATGCGCTTGAACTTGCCCTTGACCCACTCGGCCTCGCGGTACCAGTAGTCCCACACTTCGACCTTGGCGCCCTGCATGACGTTGATCGTCTTCGAGGGGATGTCGTCCCACGAGGACTGGAACACCATGGGTACGTTGTCGTTCCCGTCCTTGCCGGGGCTGACCTCGACGCCGAACTGCTCCGTCAGGGCGTTCGGCTCGTAGAACATGCGGAAGGCGGCCCATTCGAGTTCGTCGAAGTTGTCGTTCTTCCAGCCGAAGTAGAGGTTCCGGGGCTGTTGGATGACCTCGACACACGGGCGGCCGTGACCGTCCTCAGCGAGGGGGTCCCAGTAGACGCGGGCGGCGGTCCGACCGTACAGGCCCTTGACCGTGGTCGCCTTGCCGAACTTCAACTCGAAGTCTTCGGTCCGCTTCCATGCCGTGTACAGGCGCTCGACGGCGCTCGCCGCGTCGCGGGCCTCGTCGGTGTTGTCGGTGGCGAGGATGTCCTCGATTGGCTCGACGGCCTGAAGTGCGGCCGGGATGTCCACGTAGGCGGCAGGAAGGTTGACCGAGACGTGCTGTCGGCCGTTGACCTTGGCAGTCTCGTGCTCCGGCCACAGGTCGGCGCCGGACTTCTCATTGACGGTGGCGGCGTAGTACAGCCCGTCAGCGCGGTCGCACCACTCGCGGAAGATCGCGTGATCGAGTTCGACGCCCTTAACCCGGATGAGGAGTTTGGTGAGCAGTTCCTTCGTCGTCTCGTCGGACGCCAGTCGGACGCCACGGACGAGGGTCATGTTCGCGAAGGGGCCGACGTAGTCGGACGCGCCTGCCATCAGTTCCTCACTGGCCGGAGCCAGTTGTCAAGGTCGCGCTTCTCGTGATCGTCTTGGTACATCCCAAAGAGGTCGAAGTCACCGGTAACAGCGGAGCCGTCAGAGGTTCGACGGAGCAGATGCACGGCGCAAACGAGTGCCATGACCGCGTCCTGTTCGATGCCCCTGTCCTCCAACTTGTACCCCAGTAGTTGCCGCCGGACCAACAACCAGATGCCCGTGCGAGGCAGGATGAGCCTGCCCTCGTCGATTAGTGTGCGAAGATCGCCCAGCAGGCGCTTCTTCTTCTGCGCCGTGCCGCCGAACTCAACGTTCGTGACGTTCGGGACCTCGAAGTCAAGAGCCTCACGGAACATCTTGCCGCCGAAACCCGTGGCGTCAGTTGCAGTGTAACATGACGCCTTCAGGCGCGGGTTGTCGTACCGGTTGAACCCGTCCGCGACCATGTTGACCACGCTCTCGGTGCTCTTCTGACCCGAACGTTTCTCGGCGTGGACGCCGACCAGCATCGGCCGGGTCGGGTCTTCCTTGTTCGCGATCACCTTCAGGCAGATAGCCCACGCGGAGTCCTGAGACTTGGCCGGGTCCACCCCTTGCAGGTAGAGCCCGCCCTTCTGGACGCCGCTCGTTTCGGGCAGGCGTTCGTCGAAGATGTCCTCGACGTTCTCGCCGTTGAAGTAGGCAGCCGAGGTCTGCAGGAAGAAGCCGTCCACGTTCTGCTTGATCGTGCGCTCGTCCATGTCGGCGGTCAGGCGGACGAACATGTCGTAGGTCAGGCCGTAGCCCACGTTGTCGCGAGTACTCATCCGCATCGAGAACCACGACGGCAGCCGGTCGTTGCTGGCCGGGTTGCCCTGCTCCCAGTTGTCGCCGAAGACCGTGCCCAGCGTCTCGGACGGCGTGGACGCCATGAGCAACTGGCCGCCGGTGCCGAGGCGTCGGAAGCCGAAGACCTCCTTGATGAGGAAGTCGAGGTTCTTCTCCAACCCCGCCTCGTCGAAGGACAGCAGGTGCATGTCCTTGCCCAGCGACCCGAGGGCCTTCTCGCCGGTCGTCCTGAAGTGGACCTCGGCGCCGCCGACCTCAGCGGTGAACCTGATCCAGCGGTAGTCGCCGTACTCCTTCAGGTCCCACACCGCGATGGAGCGGTCCTTCGTCAGGGGGCAGCCTCGACCCTGCTGGCCCTCGTGTAGCCCGGACAGGATGCGGACGATGTCGTTGAAGACGAGGTCGGCGACCTCTTGGCTGATGCCGAAGTGGTAGGCGTGGTACTCCATCTTCAGCCAGCGGGCCGCCTCCTCCTCGTTCGAGGGGATCGGCCGGTTCAACTTGCGCAGGCACGAGTAGATGATGATGAGCGCCAGCAACGACGTCTTGCCTGCCCGGTTGCCCGACGTCAGCATGAGCGTCAGGAACTTCGCGGTGAACGGGCTCGACGGGTGGCGCAGCAGGACGGCGGCAGCGAAGGCCAACTGCCCGACGTGAACGTCGAGGCCCATGGCATGTCGGGCGAACGCCCGGAAGTCGCGAGCCGCTTCGAGCCCATCCTGCGACAGGCCGAAGTACTTGACGAGGACCCAGTCCTGCTCGGCCCACGACAACTTGCGGTACTCGAACCGCTTCAGTTTCACTCGGCGTAGTCCTCGCCCTGTTCCATGAGGCGGTTCGAGGCTTCGCGCCAGCCCTCGGGCTCCTTCTTCTTCTGGACGACTCTGGCTCGGCCCACCTTGTAACAGGTGTCCTTCTCCTTCCACGAGTCGGTTTCCTTGGGGCGGCGTCGCCGGAAGTTACTCAACCTCAACCGCCTTCCCCTCGATGGTGTTGCCATCGTCGAGTTCGGGCGGGGTCGGAGCATCGCGCAGGCCAGCCAGCCACGCCTGAAGCGAGAGGGCTCCGGCGGCGATGCCGAGTTTCTTGTTGGTGGCGTCACGCTTGTCGAGGATCGTCTGTGCCTGCAGGCCCTTGCCTACCATCGGGGCCAGTTCCTTGCCCATGAACAGGAGCGCGTTCGCGTCTAGGTCCTCGACCGCCTCAACCACCTTGTCGCGCATGATGATCGCGAGGTCACGTGGGGTGTGCTGCGGCTTGTCGGGGTCCACCGGCTTGACCCAGTGGCGGTTCTTGTGGCGACCGACCACGTCTTGATCGAGTTTGCCACCCATCTTGTCAACGCTCGCGCTGATACCGACATTGGTGAACCCCCGGTTCAGGGCGTCATCGACGAACGAACGCAGGGGCGGATTGTCGCAGATCAGGCACCTACCGGCTGGCAAGCGGGGCTCCTTGGTTGAGGA